CTCCCTTCTTGGTATCTACCGTGATCGGCCGCAAGGCCTGCATCACGTTGGCGACGATCTCCTCGCGTGCGGCAGTGTGCGGAAGAAATGCCGCGCCGATGCGCCGGTAACCGGCCTCGGCCTGTCCGAGGAGAGGGACCTGCAAGCAACCAAGATCCAGCTCTTTGAGGAGCATCATCGGGTGGTCGATGTGCTCCTGCGTGATCTCCACCAGGGCGGCAGAGTCATCGAACTGGACCAAGGACGCGCCGATAGTCTCGGCCTTGACCGTATTGAGGCTTGGTAAATCCATCATCCAAGCCATGGTCGCTGTCCAGAGCTGGCCGGGGCCGAGCTCTGCGTCCTGGATGCGCTGCTCCACCATGGAGTAGAACTCCCCGATCGTGTCGAAGGTGGTGCTCCGCCACTCTTCCAGTTGGCGCCGTTCTGGGGCCCTCTCCGCATAGAGGGTGGCGTGTTGACCAGGATCGGAGCCTGACACCTCGCGGAGCTTCTTCATGTGGAACTCCGCGTGGCGTAAGTGCAGGTATCTAATGCCTGGTGACTGGAAGTTGACCATCGCCAAGCTGAGGAACTTGGTGATGCAAAAGCGGTGGTAGGTGCTGTCGGCGATGACGCCGTCACGTTTACCATCTTCGTCCCGGGTGTAGTTCACGGTCATCGTCGCTGACCATGCCAACTTCCCGATGGACTTGATGGGCTTCGGAATGCAAGTTGCCTGCTCGAGCGTGTCCCGGGGATTGATCCCGGTGACACTGCTGCAAAACTCGAAGACGGCCTTGTGTCCGGTGTTCTTGAATGCCGGAGGTGTGCGTGCAACCTCGTAGGCGAACCCGGTGTGCTCCGCGGCGTTACGCACGACGAACCCAATGAGCTCGTCTTCTGTGACAGTAACACCGCAGACTTCCGTCTTGAGTGTGAGCGTCTTGTCGTCTCCCTCGTTGAGTGCGCCGAGAGGTTTCGGCGTCACGTCGTTGCCATGCTCGTCCTTCTTCTTCTTGAAGCTCTCGAGAACGAAGTCGTGCGTGTACTTCGGCCCCGTGAAGGCCCACCCACTCGTGAAGTAGGGGTTCTTCGAAGGGACGCGATCGCCACGCAGCCAGGCCTTGTAGCCCGGCTCTCCGTAGATCGTGAGAGCCAGCACGCCCTCCTCCACCTCCGACATCTTGCGGTTCCCGAAGCTGGTCGGACCGATGCCGCTGAGGAGGTAGATGGCGAAGCTCTTGAAGACAAAGTAGCCGAACTCATGTTTCATCTTCAGAGTGACCGGGTTGGTCCGCTCGTCAGGCTTGTACATGAAAACTTTGACCAAGTCATCGGTCACGATGAGCTCGGCCACTTCGGCGACATAGTCAATGAAAGCCTCCCAGTGCTGCTGAGTCCAGCACCGATCGTTGGCCTTCTTGTCGAAGGACAAAACCGCGAAGTCTTTTGGGACAGCGCGGAGGAAGTCAGCGAACGCGGCACGTTTGCCATCCTCGTCCAGGCCCTTGATGTGGCCGTGGTTGAGGTAGTGCTTGTGGACATCCTC